TCCAAGTAACAACTGGAATCTTAGGAACATCAAACTCTGGGCTTGCCTCAACCTCTGCAGTTTTCTTAGCCCACTCTGCAAAAATCTTATCGTACTCAGCTTCCGTCTTAGCGTTAGCCAAGGCCTGGCGAATGTTGGCAGGCATTCCAAACATTTGAGATGCCGCTGTTTGCCGAGCCCCAGTAGCTGGTGGAGCGTTGAGCCCAAGCTCTCTGTCGCGGCGACTTTGAAATGCTTTTTGTGCTTCTTGAGCGGCTTTGTATTGCGCAATTTGCGATTGAATTTGGAACAGGTTGGCCGCCTGTTCTTCACGTTCTTTGGCGCGACGCGACAAACCAACAGAGGGTCCCTCAATGCCTCCGGACCACCACGCGGCTGCATCCTTCATGCCCTCCATAAAACCCTGCTGTTGTGCAAGCTTGTCTGCATACAGCTGTTCCATGGATGACAACACGCCGCCTCCCACTGGCAAATTGCTAGTCAGAGAGGGCAGAGCGTAACGACCTTTACCAGCGCTTGGCTTGGTTTGAATCGTTACGTCTTCGGTGACAGTTTCTCCCTGCCCGCCGTTACTCAAATAAGAGAGGCCGCTCATTGATCGTAATCTCCGTAGTACCCACCATACGAATCAACGTCAGGGTTGTAGTCTGGGCTATTTGGAAGCAGCCAGTTCTCTTCGCCTGTGCTTCCGCCGCCCGTGTCTAATCCTGATCCGCCGCCGTCATAGTATGATTCTTCCCAAGATGGTGAATAAAGAACCTGTCCGTTTTGGTAAACCGTTCCTGTAGCGTCTTGCATCATGCCGGTTTGAGGATCGAACCAGAAATAGCCGCTGTCTGGATCTCCGCCAAGCTGCCATCCGCTCGTGTCGGGAGCGGTTGTTTGGGAACCTGTTCCTGTGCCGGTGCCTGTTAGTTTTTGCCAGGCTTTTGTAGCCTGGTCTAATAGCCCGGGGCCTACGATCGGTTTGCCGGAGGCGTCGGTAATTACTTTTCCAGACGAATCACGCAAGGGTGTTCCGCCCATCAATGTGTTAAGGCCGCCCTGCGTTCCAGCAAGAAGACCCATGATTTGATTAAGACCGCCAAGTTGTACCGACTTAGTTATTGTGCCCTCTGGCTTAGCCTTGCCCAAAATGTTGGCTATGTTCGTCGCGCCAGCGAATGGTGCGTTTTGTTGGAACGTTCCGGTGTTGATGGCCGACTGCACTAGCTCTTGACCGATGTCGCTTAGTCCCGCCCCGGCAGACACACCGTACTGTTGTGCCTGTAAGGCAGCTTGCATTTGCTTTTGTGCCAGGTCAGAGTACGCTTTGCCAGTCTCTCGCGCAAGGCCGGACAAATTCATGCGACCACCAAAGCCGCCGCCAGATATTGCCTTGGCCGTTTCTTCCGCCTGAATGTCCGGAAGAATCTGCTTCATGTAATCAGATTGGGCCGAGAACAATCCGCCCAATGGAGTGGCAATGTTTGGTGCTACTTTTTGTGCGCCTGATGCGTCGGTAGAGATAAGCCAGGGGTTGGCTGCGCCACTGCCGATTGATTGCAGGATGTTCTGGCCGGCAGTAAAAGGGCTGCCTGTGCCAAACGCGCTAACCGCAGATTGAGCCGCGGTGTCGCCGAGTGCAGGAGCATTTACGCCTGTTGCTTGGTTGACCAGATTTTGTTGGGCAGTTGAATACCAACTTGGCAGGCTTGTCGCCTGTATTTCCTTATTGGTTACAAGATCATTAAGACCGGCCATTTTTCTTTCCTACTTTCTTTTGCGCTTCTGAGAGGTACGATAAAGGTCCCGCACTATCAGGCGGTAGCTCACTGGGGTCAGCAGAACGTTTGTGCTGACGAATTACTTGCATGAATTGATCCAATACTTTTGCACCCGCGTCATTGTCTCCATTACCGAGACCTGAGACCACGTCAGCCGGGATGACAAACTCACCGCTAGCCAACATAGCAGGGACGCTGTCGCTGGTACCATCACCATCGCCTTTGACATATCTGTTTGCAATTGATGTTCCGCCTTCTGAATAAAACTCCGGGTTGTGGTCTGCAAGACCGCCTTCTGCATACTGCGGTGTTAGCCAGGGTGTCATTCCAGACGTCGCATCAACCATGTCGCTGCCGTACTGCGGATCGTAGAACTGGTCTTGTTGTTCAAGCGTGGCCCGCTCTTCGTCAGTCATCCAACCGCGGGCTCGAATTTCATCAATCAGCTTTTGGTTTTCGTCTGACTCTTTGTTTGCGTACTGGTCGGTCTCTTCGTTTATAAACTTACCAGCAAACCCAAGGCCGCCTAATTTCTGCTGCGGCGCCCATGTCATTGCTCCCGGGTTCCATAATTCAATCGGTCCCGATGTTTCTTCAGTCGACGGACCGGGTTTCAACAGATCGCCAGGCAGCTGACCAAAGTTGCCAAGAGAAGATAAGTACTGACCAACACCCATGCTTGCGGGCAGGCCAACAGATGTCCGCGGCCTAATTCCAGGTCTAGAAGAGGCTTGCTGATTTAATCCAAGGCCTCCCATGATCTGCTGGCTCAGCGCGTTTGAGAACTGGTTCTGTAGATACTTACCGGTTGCGCCGGCCACGTCTGCCAAGATATTGTCCTGGTTTGCTCCAGTCAAAATGTTTTCTTCGCTAATGTTGCCGGTGTTATCTACATCGTACGGGTCAACATTTGATCCGGCTAATATTTGATCTTCGCTAATGTTCCCGGTGTTATCTACGTCGTATGCGTCGGTACCAAACTCGGAAGTCGGCGGCAGAATTGTTTCACCATCAAATGTGGTAGATGAAACAACGTTACCATTCTGGTCTACAGTGAGCGTGCTTCCGTCGTCGTATGTCTGAGTAAACGTGCCGTCGCCGTTATCTACACCTGGTTGACTCGAGGGAAATTGACTCTGAGCTTCGTTTGCAATTTCTTGGACTACCTCTGGTGGGGCTTCGTTGCCCATTTCATCAACGAGTTTGCCGGCTTCGTTTATGCCGTAGCGGACTCCAGTGCGGACCAGGTAACTACCAAGTGCATTTATCATGGCCTGGTCCATGTCGCCGCCAGACAACCCGGCTGCAGTGGCGCCAGAAGTCACTGCTCCTGCTACGTTGCCGATCTGTCCGCCCAGTGTGTTGCCGATCATGTCGCCAGACTGCTGGGCCAACATGGCCGTTTGAGCAGACCCGAGGTCCGTGCCGTACTGTATGGACGTGCCTAGCGTGTCGCCAACGTATGCGCCCGCTTGTTGCGCAACATAAGAAATGGCTGCGGACTTTAATGCGTCTTCAAAGTCGCCGCCGTTTGCTAAAGTGGATGCCGCATTAATCGCCGGGATAAAATTCAATGATGCTCCGCCAGTAGCAGGAGCCGCAGCAATTGCCGCGATTGTCGCTATGGTTCTAATTGGATCGTCGAGCGCTGCCTCTACTGTATCTCCAACTGCGTCTGCAACGTCCTCAACAACATCAACCGCTACGTCTACAACGTCACCAACGGCGTCAACTACGGCGCCGCCTACGTCTTCAACAAAATCAATGACGGCGCTCATGCGTTTTGTCCTTTAACGGAACTAAGCCCGCCCGGCTCAGACCCAAGATTAACTGTGACATAGAAACCCCCGTCCTGTGTTCTCTGGGCCTTGTAGCCCATGCCAGGGAACGGAGGGTTGCGTGAAATGTACTTGAATATGTTTAAGATGGACGGGTCATAGAACGTGGACACCATCGCACGAAAGCCCATGGATTTCATGGTCTCTGTAAACACAAAGCTGTTGTCTAGATAGTTGGGGGCCGTGTCGGCGTTTAACGCACGAAAGACCGCAACACTTGGGTCTTTTTTGGACCGATGCACAACAAAGAGCGTGTTGCCCTGTTGCAAAGCGAGCGTGTTTGGCGCGCGCGTTTCTGCCATGATGGCTGCGCGAACCTGCTCTGGTGAATATGGCGAGCCTGTATTTTGAGCTGCGATCTCTACAATCTCTTCGTTGCTCAACTGCTCGTGTTTTGAATCAATCATTAAACCCTCGGGTCAAAAATTGCGGCACTGTAAATGTTCCCCATCCCGGCCGCTAAGCTCATAATCATTCCGCTTTCTGGCTCCGTGTCTTCACTCAGGAAGACTGGGTCGTGCTCGGTCCTATTTTTAATCGCCGGCACTTTGCCGGTTTGTTTAATTGCGTCTAGCAGTAAACAGGTTTCTAACAAACCCGAGGCCCCCATCGTATGGCCAATCGTTGGCTTAAATGAGGTTGCTGCAACATCACCGAGCACATCTCTAATCGCTCTGGCCTCTGCCAGGTTATTCGATTTGGTGCCGGTCCCGTGGCACTTCACCACGGCTATCTCGTCTGGCGAAACGTCGCCGTATTTCAGGGCCCCGCACATCGCCTTTACAAATCCTTCTCCATCCTCACGCTGGCCTATTGCGTTTGTGCTTTGCTCAGAGGCACTGTAAGCACTTACTAACTTAGCGTGTCCTTGGTCTGTATCTTCAAACACCGCCAGAACCGCGCCCTGACCAACGTAGAAACCAAAGTTATTACTGTCGAATGCCGATGGAATAACTTTATTCTCTTGCTCTTGCTTTAATGTCAGGCACGCGCCCGACTCACCAAAAAACTGCAGCACGTTGTTTGATACCGCGTCCTCAACGCTAAGGACTATGACCCGCTTGAAGCCATAAAACTGGATCATTACCTGCACATCCATCATCACCTTCAACGACGAGGCGCAGGCCGACGCGTCTGTTGTAATCAGGTCGTGGACGCCAAACTGCTGGGCGATCCTTCCAGCGTAGACCTGGGTCAGCGTCATGGGCAGCATCTTATAGTCGTACCAGAGCTGCGTCCGCTTCTCCTTGCCATTCATCCCGGCAAAGTGGCTATTGCCCGATGCTAAGATGAACCCCGTCTTGCCCGTCCTAGCCCTTACATCTGCCACCAGAAGCGGGTCCAACACCCGGTCTGCCAACTTGTGGGGCGGATAAACCAGGCCCGTCTCGGTGCGTCTGTAGCTCTCTGGCACCATGTGGACCCGCTGTGGGTAGGGCAGGTCCTCGAGTAGCTTAGTGTCCTGGGTTGAGAGCGTCCTATAATCTGTAAGCCAAATCACGAAACGCTTTCAATCGCAGCAGCCACAGACTCTGGTTGCTTTGTGCCATTTGCTGTTACAAACGCAATAAAATCTGACACATTTGTTGGCCTGAAATCTTTGCCAACCGCTTCCGGGATACCGTAAATCTCGCACATATAAACCGTAATCAGAAGCAGGTCTAGGCTGTCCAACCCAGAGTCTTTAAACGACTCCTGTTCGTCTGATACGGGCCGCAGCGTGTCTGCCACTGCAGGCTTTGCCAATTTGGCTACTTCGTTAAAAAGCTCTAAAAAGTCCACTGGGCCTCTCCCCTTTTCTATATCTACTTATGCAGAAATAGAGGGGATTATACCCTAACTTGTTGGTCCGTTTACCATGGTTACAACAGCGGAAACCCAGTCCTGCCAACGATCGTAGCTGTCTGGCTCGGGCAGACCGAACGCGGAAAAGGCAGTCAAACTTATCATGTCCCTGGCAAACGCGGGCCAGTTGTCCTCATCTACTCTAGGCAAGGGCTCCTCGCCAAAATAGTGGAGCATGCTACCGTTCCAACTGTCCCAAGTGTTATCTCCCGCAATAAACGGAATGCTTTGGATAATGGGTGCGCTCAAGGCCTTTGATCTCCAAACTCTGCTGTGACTAGAATCCGGCCCATTTCAAAGTTGCCGTTAAGTGTATTGCTTTCAAACTTTAACCGGCTTTCCCGATTTTCAATCCGAAGGTCTACCTTGCCGTCATTGGGTCCAAAAGTAAATACCGGAGACAGCTGTTCTTCTCCCCTGGCAAACTTCCTACCAATTATTTGCAGCGTCATGTCGCCGCTTTGCAAAAAGTCTGGTTCTATCCGTCGCAAGTGAATGCGTCGGTTGACACCCTTTGGTGAGTCCTGAGACGGATCCCCGCCAACCCAGCTGATGTCGCACGATGTGATTGAGGATTGAATTGCAAGCACATTGTCTCTATCAATTAGATTTGTGCCTACCTCGTGTTCCCAAAGGGTATACCCAGCAAAAGACGGATACACTGTCTGGCCTACAGGAGGCGCCACTGGAAATGACACAGTTGCTTCAACTAAAGTTGAGTTTGACGTCACGTCGTATGTTGCCGTGGCGACAATATAGGTTGTTCCGGCGGGAGTATCATTAAACTGAAACACCTGACCGGGGGCAAACTTTGATGTCTGATTGCCACTAAGGTAAAACTCATCTGCTGCAGGCGCTGGCATCCCGGCGGGGGTCGCAATTATAAGACTTGGCGAACCAAATGTTGAATTAAATTCCCACCCAAACCAAACAGGACTTGGGAAAACTTCTGTGGTGTAACCGCACGACCGGCGAGAGCCAAAAGCCTGGCCGGCGTCGTACCAGATTTTATCTTTGACGTTGTAGATAATTGCGTCGGTGCACTCTTCGGAAGCGCCTCGGGGATAAAAGAACCAGATCTCGTTGTACCGTGGCACCTTGGTCGCCCACACTTTCTGGCGTTGCTCAAAGTTCAGGTTGTCATACACCCAGTTAATATTTTTATCGTTGGACAGCACCTGAACAGAGCCATTGTACAAATAGAATCTATCGACGCCCATCCAGTAGTAAATACCATCCATTTCAACTACGGAGCTCGACGACATGATTGAGGTCTGGCTAGAAATAATATCGTATTTCCAATACTGTGTTGCATTGCCAGTGAAAGAAACACGAATCAAACTGTCGGTGGCCCAGAACAAACCAGATGGTGAGTTTGTGCCGCCACGAACCGGCATGCCCTTCACAATCTTACCTGCGGCCATGTTTACGCGGTTGGCTAAGGGTCCGTTCCAGTCACTAAAGTTTTGGTCGGCGTAAATTGCATCAACGTGGTTGTTGGCAAGCAGGCCGTTAGATCCGTAAATAAAAATGAACGGATACAGTACGCACACGCCGCCATCGGCAGTCACAGGCGCAAATGTTGGGTTTGCTCCTTCGGTGTCCGCAAGGCCAGTAAACGTCCAATTGTTTCCGGCCGCGGGAACCACATTCCCAACGTACACCTGAGATTCTGTGGCGCTATCAATGTTGGATAGGTTCTTACCTGGGTGGGCAAGCACTTGCAGCGCCCCGCCCTGCGGATTGTACTGAATGTCAAACTGCCAAAGGTTATTGGCGCTGGCTTCGTAGTATGTATCAGCAATCCAGACGCTAGTTGGAGATCCAGAAATTGATGTCGGTGTTACAGTAACCGTCGTATTCACGCCGCCAAATACGGCTGAAGATACTGTGTACTGAGGGGCGCCAGCGGTTTGGCTAAAGACAACAACGGTGTTTGCCGGGAACTTAGTAGTCAAATCGCCGGCTACAACAAACGTGGAGCTCGTGTTTGATACTAAAGTTGTTTCCGCATAGCCGATAAGCATGTCGGCAATGTACGGGCCGCTACCGGCACCGAACGTTGTTCCTGTGGTGTAGGCATCCAGGGTTGTGGCGTTGCCGGCAAATATAAAGTTTTGGCCGTTGAAGGCGTTCACAATCATGCCGCGGGCAATGCCATTGGGGTCACGGAAGAGCTCCAAGTATCCGCCCATCTTCTTTGGCACGCCACGCTGAAACCGGCACCATACGCCGTCAGTAAACTCCCGCGACTCGAACGTGGTTCCGTCGCGTTTTATGCCGGGCATCACACCGAGGGTGTAGATTAGCCCAAGGTTTTGGTCCAGCTCTTCAGCCATTAGAACGTCCCGCCGGCAATCAGCCCTGCATTAAACTGTGCCGCTGTTGCAATCTGTAGATCGCCTGTATTTGTAGCATTGAAATCCATCATGTCCACGCCGTTAGATGCTATGCGCATGTTGTCAGTGGCGTTTAGATACAAGCCGGTGCCTGTATCATTTAAAAACGTAAACGATGGCGCTGATACAGATCCGTCCGCCGCAGCAAACACGTTGGTTGTGGTTTGCGTAAGAATGTAGGTTTCTGAACCATCAGTTAACAGAATTGAAGTAACGCCGTTTGGCACAACCGCAGGAGTTCCAGCACTGCCGCTAACAATAAACTCAATATCGTATGTGCTGTAGCCGGTGTCGTTATTAATGATGTAGATCTGCGTAATTGCCGGCAGCTCTACAGTTAACGTCTGCGTGCGGGTGCCTGTTGGGGCAACATAGGTCTGAATGGTCGGGGCAAACGATGACAAATCCAAGGTGTTTGTTGGGATGCTGTCAACGTCATACGTGGCCGCCGTGTAGGCAATCGCTGTCTGTTTGGTTAAGCCAATTGTAAAGTAATTGCCCGTTAAGAAGTCGCATACGATAATTGCGGAATCTGACGGAAATAAAATAATGCTTGAGCTTCCGTTGATTGTCCTACCTGCTGGCGGAGACAATGTAACGGCGCCAGACCCAGAGTTTCTAAACATTACATACCAGCCGGTAGTAATCGACGCTGAAGTTGGCAGCGATGCCGTTCCAAGCCCGCCCTGCCACACATACGTCAGCGCACGGTCGGCCGCGGAAAACGTAATATTGTTGGAGGTCTTAATAATTTCATTGCTGGTCGTTAGCTTGCCTGCTAAGTTTGCAAGGCCTGCGCCAACTAAGGTGGCCGCATCGGCGGTAGATGTTCCTGTACCAAACTGGAAGTTTGCGTAGGTGCCGGCAGGCGTGGAGTTATTGGTTAGGTAGGTATAGAATGCCTGGCCTGCTCCTATAACTATAGACTGGCCCCCGACAGAATCCCGAACTGTAAACGAAGAGGCACCAAGGTTGCGGAACAAAATGTCTGTTCCAACAGACGCTTGATCTCCGGCCGGAAGCGAAACAATGAGACCTGACGTTGACGGCGTGCAGTCCATGATTCGGGCCGCAGCAACTGTAGTGCCGCCAGGTATTGTCTGGTCCGGCCAAGAAAGAGTTACGTTGGCGCTGAAGGCCAGGGCGTAATAGCTGACGTCCGTTGGTTGGACCACGTCCCCGGTGAATGGAGAAACGTAGGTAGTCATTATGGCTCCATGATGTTGGTGTTGCGGTCAATGTTTCGGCTGGCGTTCTCTGCCTTGAGGGCCTGCATAGCGTTGTCGTACATGCCCCTCCAAAGCTGCAGCTTGTCTGGGCTCTTTAAATACCCTTGGGCCTGCAGCAAGGTGCCAAACAATATGGCCTGCGGTGCTACTTGCGTGATAAGGTTTTGTTGATTAGTTGAGTCAAGCGGCTGTACGAGGCTGTAATAAATGATTTCAACCGTGTAATTGTCGTCCGGAATTGGGCCAAGAGCCCAGTTGCTATAGTCGTAATCTGCATAATATTTTGGTACCCCCAGTGAAAATTCTGTTTGAATTTGGGCTACATATTCTTGGGCGCGGTGAAGAACGGGCTCGCCGTTAATCTTCATAGATACGGTCTTTCTCCAACGCGAAGGTTTTGTTAGCGTGCCTGTAGTTGGAACAAGCGCGGTTGTTACTACGTTTAGCTCCCACAAAGTTTTTATCTGAGCTGCTATTTCCTGTTCAGCCATAGCAATGAGGCGTGGGATCTGATCAACGAACGAGGTATCATCCCGCTCTGAGTATCTGATCACGTCCTCAACGAGGCTGTTGTAGGTCATTGTATACGCCATGTTTACCTCGTGTAATATGAGATTGCAGGGGCGTAGTAGATCGGCGACTTGTCCCGCTCTTCGTCTTCCGCTTGCGCAAGCCAGTTATTGGCTTGTTGTTCCAGGTATTGAATGCGTGCAAGATCAACCCCGGGCAGTTGTAGTGACATCTGATGGGAGAGCATTTTTTGTATGGCCGCAATCCAACGGTTGGGCACATAAAGCTCATTTGATAGGTCACCCACGTCCTGGAGTTGCATCTCGATAATTAACTGGAACAACTGAAAGTCGTTGTCTGGGATTGGCCAGAGATACATCTGAGGCGTGATCTGACGATCAAACCAGAACTGCAGCGATCGCTGGCTCTCGAACTGTTTGTTTGGCAGGTTCCAGTAGTCATCACGATTTAGCCGCGAGAGCGGGATGTCCTGCTGGGTGTATGAGAACGACAGCTGCCGCAACGAGAACGTCGAGGCTACAGTCTCACGCAAACGGAAGTACACGTACTCCGGCGTCGGATCAAACGTAAAGTAGTACCACTCACGATCGGCCAGGGTTATGGCAGGCAGTGTCTCACGGATCGTCCAGGTAACTCCATCAGCGCTGGTCTCAAACACAAAGTTGTAGGTTGCGGCACCGTAAGAGTTAAAGCCTACCTGGTAGATTCGCTCGCCGTTTGTGTAGGACGCGCCAAACCAGTTGTTGCCAACTGTAGACGTTGCGTAGGTCGACAGGTCGCTGTCAAACAGATTTTGTGAGTTTGGGTTGCTTGTTGGCAGCGCGTCAGAGATTGCAGGCGCGACAATGTAGCGCCAGTTGGCTTCGCGGACGTCCACGGTGCCGGGCGGTAAGGTGATGATTGTCTGGTCTTTGACCGTGCCAATCAGTTTGTTTTCCAGCATCCAAAGATTAACGCCGCGGTTGGAGAGGTTCTGCAGAATATAAAACAAAGCCTGCTTTCCCGCCACAATGTACTGTGCGGTCTGCTCCTCAGCAGTTTTGCCTGCCTCACGGAAGGCATACTCAATCAGCTGACCTACATTAATCTTGGTCTGGTTTGTTGTGCCGGAGTAGGCCACAGTTTATCTCCCGCGGCCAGATGTCCGCTTTGGTGTGCGCTCGGGTAGGTTCTTCTTTTCCCGTCCCGCGGCAATGTATTCCTTACCGACCTTCTTTGGGATGTCTAACGTAGACTTCCCCGCGGCTGCGGCGTACATTGCTCGCTCTTGGGACTTAGATTTGATGGGCATTAGCAAGCGCTCCCGCCGCCTGCGTACTGACCAATGGCCTGCAGGCCACGCATAATGTCCTGGGTGGCTCCCATGGGTGCGGCTGCGCCCATTGGGCCGCGCGATGCGGTTGGGCCCATTCCGGTGCCTGCAGCGCCAGCCTGGCTTAGTGCGCCAAAGTCTGCGCCTTGGGGGATAGCTTGCCGGCGACGTTGTTGCTGGGCCATTGCCTGCATGAGAGCCTGACGCTCGACATCAGACGTAGCGCCTTGTCCCATCAGTACGCCGCCGTCTGCCATCATTTCGATTGGCTGGTCCATAGGCATGTCCATGGCCGCGCTGGGGGCCTCGGCAGCCATGGGTAGGGTACCTACCATGGACGCGGTCATCGTCTTGCCAGCGGCTTTATTAGTGGTCTTGGGGGATTCTTTCTTTTTGCCCGAGGCTGCGCTAGGTGCGTCGGCCTTGCCGGCCTTTGTCTTTTTGGTCTGGGCAATCGTCTTTTTGTCGTCCTTATCCTTCTTCATCTCAATCGCGCCGCCGTCCTTCATGGGGTTGCACACGCCGCCGCCGGCTTTGTACTTGCGCGACGTGCCGCACTCTTTTTTGGAGCGGCCGCCGTTTTTGAGCTTGATCTCTGTCTTCTCTTCGCCCTTGTGCTTGGCGGACTCGTGCTGGCCCACGGCCTTTTTGATCATTTTCTTGTCTTTAACGATGTCCTTTTTCTCTTCAGCCTTTTCTTTGCTGCGTGAAGAATAGACCG